AGAGAAAAGCCTTTGGTGCGCTTCATCTCGATCCACAGCGACCACTCCGGCACGAACAGATCAGGAATTCCGGCCAGCACGCCTTCAGCCCTGAGCCTGACTGCTGTTGACTTGGTGCGGAATGATCCGTTGGGGATGGCAAGGATCTTGACATCTGGAAATGTCTGACGGAACCAGCGCACGAACTCGCGCTGTTCTTCATGCTCTGTCGGGATTCGCTCTGTCACGCAGTCCAACTCCTGTTGATCACTCGGCAAAATTTACCGTCTTGCTTGAATGTAATGCGTCGAGGCGGGTTGCCACTGTTCATCACCTTGGCAATCTGATCCAGACCGTCAAGGTTCGCCACCTCTGGCCCGATCATGCCAAACGCATGATGCGCCATGTTAGCAAGCAATTGCACTGACTTCTGGCCTGCGTAACCATCGTGTTGAATCGGCAGGTACTCAGTCACAGGCGGGTCGCTCAGGGCTGCGTAGTAGGTGACTGCCAGCATTTCCTTGCCGCTGGCCTTGCTGGTGTGCTTCCTCCAGTTCCAACTGGTTACATCAATGTCTGAGCCTTCCAGCCCCATGATGTCGTTGTTATGGAGCTTGAGTTTCTTGCGCTCAGGCTCAGGAAACGCATGACCGCAGGCAGGGCACTCTCGCACTGACAGATGGCAAAGTTCGTCGCAGTTGTCGCAGACCTTGACTGGAACCTCTCCATTTCCTTCGCCTGCCTTCTTGGGCGGCTGCACTGCCGTAATCGGGCCATGCGCGGCCACAACACCGGCAAAGTCAAGAACTAAACAGTCAGTTTTACCGTCTGCAATTCTCATGCCTCGACCGGCCATCTGGACATACAGGCCAGGTGAAAGCGTCGGACGCAGCATCGTAATCAGGTCGATGCCTGGGTAATCAAAACCAGTCGTCAGCACATTGGCGTTAGTCAGGGCACGAATCTTGCCAGCCTTGAACTCAGATAAGATGCGCTCTCGCTCCTTCTTTGGCGTCTCTCCTGTCACGCATGCCGCTGGTATTCCGTGAATGGTGTTCAGGATGAAAGCCACGTTCTCGGCATGCTTAACGCCTGCGCAGAAAAACAGCCATGAGCGTCTTGATTCTCCAAGGCGCACAACCTCATCAACAACGGCTAGATTGTTCTTGTTGGTATCAACAGCAGCCTGAAGATCAGACTCAATAAACTCGCCGCCTCGTTTGCGCACGCCACTGGTGTCAAGACGCAGACCAGTTACTTTGCTGCGCAGCGTGGCGAGATAGCCTTTAAACACCAGTTCCTCAATGCTGACAGGCTCAATAAGATCATCAAAGATGGCAGGTTTGTCAGTGATCAGCCCATGTCCTAGCCTGAAAGGAGTGGCGGTTAAACCTACGACACGCAGCGCAGGATTTATTGCCTTGAGTGCTTCGATCAGTCTCCTGTACCCGCCTTCATCTTTATGCGACACGGTATGAGCCTCATCAATAATGATGAGGTCTGCATGGCCGAGTTCGCTGGCCTTGCTGCGCACCGACTGGATGCCTGCAAAGGTAATCGGCTCGCCAAGTTGCTTGATTCCTACAGAGGCACTGTAGATGCCAAGAGGCGCATCAGGCCAATGAAACAACATCTTCTCGGCGTTCTGTTCTATCAACTCCTTCTGATGGGTGAGCATCAGGATGCGTGTCTCAGGCCATGTCTGAATGGCGTCTTTGCACAAGGCGGCAATGATGTGGCTCTTGCCTGATCCTGTGGGCAGGACGAGGCAAGGGTTGCCTGAGTTGGTGCTGAACCAGTCGTACAACTGGTCAATTGCTCGTTTTTGGTAGTCTCTAAGCATGATCTTTGTGTGGTGAGCCTGGGTTTAACGTCCCCAGGTACGACGGTCAGATCAAAACGAAAGGAGACGAGTTCCTCTGACTGCCTCCGTTAACGCACGGTGGGCTGGCGGGCCAAGCAACTTAGAACCAGGACGCTGCGATGTCTCGACGAGGCTTTGACGGCGGCGTTTTGTTGACCTCTGTCAATGCTCGCCTGCGCTCCTGCCGATTCTGATTGCGCTCTTCAATGTTCATTGGCTTAGGCTTGGGCGCGTCTTTGGTTCCAAGGCCCCAGAACCGAATCGGATGCGCTCCGGTTTTCGTCCATTTAACAATGCAGACTTCCTTTGTGGCCTTCAATTCCATCAACGCCTCGCGTGTTGATGAATATGCCGCTCGCAGATCCTTGGCTAATTGTTCCGTGGACATCGGCTCGCCTTTTTGTAGACGCAGCAAAACACGGGCCTTCATTTCATGTCGAGAGTACATCAGCTCAGCACCTCTTGAATCATCTTGGCAAACTTGAACGGCTGACCGCCGCTCTCATGCCACAGCACACTGATCTCCTCGTCTGTGAGCGGCTTGCGGTTCTTGAGTTCCAGTTGCAGCGCCTCAATCGCGCTGTCCATGTGCGACTCGCCAGTGAAGTCGCCCAGCCACGCATCCACGACCTTATGGGCCGCGCGTCTCAGGCTCATGATGACCTCCCGCACACGCCGCACCTGACGCCCGCATATCTCGGGTCAGTGCAGTGGGCGCACATCGACTGGTACCAACCCGCAGCGTAGGCGACCTTCTCAGCCTGCTCTGGATGGGCGGCGAAGGCTCGCAACCGCTCGACCTCTGCAATCGCGCACTCGGGATGCACCTCCTCGCAGCCTTGCCAGTGTGTGGTCTGGGGTTGGTCTGCCAGCCCTCTCGCACAGACTGCGCACAGCTTTGCCCGCTCACAGGTCTCACCACACTGGTTGCGCGGCACCGGCTCTGCCAGCGCGGCGCGGAGTGCTTCAATCTCCGCATAGGTGTCGTAGTAACTGCTGGCGCGAACGAGTACCTCCAGCACCTGAATAAGTACATCACGATTTACTTGCACTTGCTGTTTAGGCATTTTCCCCCTTTGCTCGAATTGCCGCAGACGATCAGCCCGCGAAGCGCTGGACGCCATCCGCAGTGCTCGCACTTCACGCCGCGTCCTTGACCACGTAGTCTTTGAACACCACACCCCGGCTCGCATCTCCGACTTTGCAGGCTTTGACCCAGACCTGCTTTCCGGTCCTGCAATTGCGCCAGTGACCGCGACGATCGTGCAACCTGGGGCTGGCATGGGTGCCACCCTGCGGCTCGTTCTTGACCTGCTTCTGGCCGATCTCGACGGTGTGCCAGTCGAAGCTGATCGGGCTTTTGCCCTTTGAGGCTCGCTTGCGATTGATGAATGAATCGGTCGGGATCGGTTTGAAGGCTGTCTGCGACCGCTCGGCCAGCTTGAGCAGCACGGCGCAGACCATTCGGAATACAGGCCGCACATCTTCCTGCGTGATGGCTCGATCCTTCCGGTAGTACCGGATGCCCTCATCGGTCAGCAGGTAGGCGAACGGCTCCATGTATTTGCCATGCCACATCGATGCGCCACCGACCGCAACCGAGTCGGTTCCCTGCGTCAGCCAGAGCGCAAAGTCTTTGCCGTCTTGGTCCAGGCCGACAATGCCGGTGCGCGGAAATGGAGGGTTGAGCACGATGTCATTGGCAACCGTGCCACCCTGCCAGCGTTCCATCTGGCCGACATCGAACCACATTGCCGTTTCAGGCTCCGGGGCCATGCGGACGGCTTTCTGGATCAAGGGTGTCATTCTTCGATCCCATGGGCCTGCTCAACCGCACGCGCCATGCGGATGATGTCGTCGCGGGTCATACCGGCCCCTCCACACTCGCCCACCACTTCGGGTGCAGCCGCTGGCCCAAGTCATCGAACCAGATGTCCTCTGGAGGCTCATCCCTGCTGGCCTCCTGCTCCATGCTGGCGAACTCCATCGAGCCGTCCGACAGCATAACCAGCACCCGCTCGCCGTAAGCCGGGTGCCTAACATGCGCCTTGTTCCAGATGATCAGTTCATTTGTCATCGCGCAGCACCAGTTGCAATTGTCGTGCCTGCCAGAGCAGTTCGTCGGCCAGTGCGCGAGCGCCTTCGCGGTCGTTCTCGTTCAGGCGGTCGGTCAGGGAGCGCTGCACTTGGGCAACGCGGATCAGAATTTCGCTGTAGTCAAGCATCTCGGTTTTTCTCCTTATCAATGATTCGTTGTCGATCCAATACGCTGCGCTCGTCAAGGTCGATCTGGTCGATGATCCGCTCAAACTCTCGGCACTCTCGACACTTCATGCAGCACTTGTCGCAGCGCTTGTAAATCTTAGCGGGCCAGTTCATAGGTCTTGCTGATCCTCGCCAGCAGCCTGGCGCGTCGGAAGGTGCGTCGGATGTCTGTCTTGTA